ATTTGATTGTTACAGACTAGTAAATCCAGCAGATGCATCAAGTGTATATAATGATTGGTGGCTTAAAAAATATTTAACTGCAATAATTAAAAAACAATGGGGCCAAAATATGATTAAATTCCAGGGCGTATTGCTTCCTGGCGGTGTTCAACTAAATGGAAGACAACTTTTTGATGATGCAGTCAAAGAGATAGAAGAGAGTGAACACCAGTTAAAGACAGAATACGAATTGCCTCCAATGGATATGATAGGTTAATAAGATGTCTCCACTCAATCCATATTTTCTGCAAGGTTCTGCTAGTGAACAAAGATTAGTACAAAATTTGATCAATGAACAATTGAGAATGTATGGACAGGATGTTGTATATTTACCTAGAAAAATTTTTAATAAAAAAACAATATTAAAAGAAATAACAGTATCCAAATTTGATGATGCATTTAGACTTGAAGCGTATTTAATCAATTATGAAGGATTTGGTGGTCAAGGTGATATTTTATCGAAATTTGGTGTAAAAACTACAGATGAGGTATCTTTTGCAATATCAAAAGAAAGATATGAAGACTTTATTACTCCATTTCTTTCTAGTGATCCTAATATTGAGTTATCAACAAGACCAGAAGAAGGTGATTTGATTTACCTTCCTTTAGATAATACAATATTTGAAATTAAATATGTAGAGGGGAAAAAACCTTTCTATCAATTAAATAATTTGTATATCTATGAGTTAAGATGTGAAGTAATGGATTATGAAATGGACGAAGATATTAACACTTCACTTGAAGAAGTTGATAAATCTGTTCAAGACTTTGGTTATATTCAAACAATACAAATGACTTCAGCAAGTGCAAGGACTGCGACTGCATCTGTTTCACTTGCATCCGATCTTTCTGTAATTGGAGGAAGTTCTATAGGAAGAATTGATTTAGTAAATGACGGAACTGGTTATTTGACAGTACCAGTTGTATCAATTTCCAGAGCACCAACGGGAGGATCAACTGCTACTGCAGTAGCAATAATGACTCATCGTTCTGGACAAATGGGTAGTTCGATTGATAGAATTTTGATCATAAGTCCAGGAATGGGATATACAACAGCACCAACAGTTACTATTAAAGGTAATAGTGGATCTGGTGGAATTGCTACTGCGGTTCTTCAAAGTGGTTCTATTGGTCCATTTACTATTACAGATTCTGGATTTGGTTATTCTTCTTCTCCTGTTGTTTCCATATCAACTGCTCCATCTGGGGGTGTATCTGCAACTGCAGAGGCATATATCAACTCTTCTGGTATTGTGACTTCAATTCGTTATATAAATGCTGGAGTTGGATATACACAAATACCAACAATTACGTTATCGTCTCCTTCTGGAATTTCTACCGGAAGTTATGCATTTAATGAAATCGTAAGAGGTGTTTCTACCGGGACAACTGCACATGTAAATGATTGGGACTATGACACAAGAGTTCTTAAACTCAAAATAGTAAATGGTAGTTTTACTCCTGGAGAAACTATTGTTGGTATGGGAACAACAAATGGAGGGTCAACTGCAAGTTATGTTATATATTCAATTGATAAACAAGACGAAACAGATACATATGCAGAAAATATTTCCATCGAAGATGAAGCAGATGAAATTATAGATTTTAGTCAAGACAACCCCTTTGGGGATTATTAACTCTAAATAATTAATAAAAGGTTATTATTATGCTAGGACAATACTATTATCACGAAATAATTCGTAAAACAATTATTGCTTTTGGTACTTTATTTAATAGTATTGATATTAAACATAAACTACAAGATGCCACCGACTATAGTATTATAAAAGTTCCTATTGCATATGGACCTACAGAAAAGTTTATAGCAAGATTAGAACAAAAACCAGATTTAAGAAAAAGAGTTGCAATAACTCTTCCAAGAATGGCTTTTGAATTAAAAACAATTAAATATGACAATAGTAGAAAAGTTTCTGCTATGCAAACATTTAAAGCACTCAATTCTGCAGATAATAAAATACCAAATAAACTTTTCATGCCTGTTCCTTACAACTTAGGCATACAACTTTCGATAATGTCTCAATATAATGATGATTCGCTGCAAATTATAGAACAAATACTCCCATTCTTTCAACCATCATTCAATATAACATTAGATTTAGTATCAGCAATAGGTGAGAAGAGAGATGTTCCTATGATTCTTGAAAATATAAACTTTACAGATAACTATGAAAATGGATATGATGAAAAAAGAATTATAATTCATACTTTAGATTTTGTAGCTAAAACATTTTTATTTGGACCAGTACCAGACTCTACAAGTGGTCTAATCAAAAAAGTACAAGTTGATTATTATAGTGACACAAATAGAGTAAATGCTTCTAGACAACTTAGGTATGTAGCAGAACCAAGAGCGACTAAAGACTACAATAATGATCATACAAATATACTTTCACAAGATATTGATGATAAGATTACAGAGTTTACCGTTAGTAATACCAGTTTATTATCCGAAAATAGTTATATAATAATCGAAGACGAGGAAATGTTAATTACTTCAATTAGTGGAAATAAAATTAAAGTTCTTAGAGGGCAAGATGGTACTACAATAACACCACATACATTAAATTCTTATATCAACATTATCAATAATGCAGATGATGCTTTAATTGAACAAGATGATGATTTTGGATTTAGTGAATATCGTTACGACTATGGTGATGGCAAAACCTATAGTCCAACAAAAGGTATTGATGTATGAAAAATAATTTTGACAAGATAGACGAAACTTTGGATATTAAGGCGACTATTACTGCAAAGGAAATCATCAAAGAATCAAAAAAGGAAATAAAAAATATTGAAGATAAAGACCATTCAGAGTTAGATTATGATTATATTCGTGGAACTCTTTATAGTTTAATTGAAAAAGGACAAGAAGCAGCAACAAGCCTTTTAGAGTTAGCACAAGATGGACAGCAACCAAGGGCATATGAAGTTTTTGGTCAACTTATTAAAAATGTTGCTGATTCTACAGATAAGTTGATGGATATTCACCAAAAAGTAAAAGAACTAAAAAAGGAACAAATATCTGGACCAAAAAACGTCACAAATGCTCTTTTTGTTGGATCTACCGCAGAACTTCAAAAACTTCTTAAGAATGGTTTAAATGCAGAAGATATCTCTAAATAGTTAGAAAGTTTCTTATGAAAAGTTTTAAGCAGTTTATAAAAGAAACACATTCATCAAAAATAAAATCACACAAAACAGTCGAACAGATTGCAAAGAAACATCGTCTTAGTGTTTCTTTCATTCAGAAGCAATTGGATATGGGAGAACCAATTGAGCACGAACATACCAAAGATCATACACTTGCGATGGATATTGCTTTGCAGCATTTGAATGAAATTCCAGATTATTATACTCGTCTCAAAAAAATGGAGTCATCTGCAAAAAAAGAACACAAAAAATTCAAAGATGTAAAAGAGGAGAAAGGAGAAATAAGATATTGCAATCTTTGCAAAAAAGAAGAATCAAAAGAAGAATGCAAATATGGTCCTGTTATGTGGAGTATGTATACAGGGTCGAATAAAATATTATCACAGAATCAGATTAAGTACAATACTACTAGACCCCATCCTGCAAATGAATCAGTAACAATCGAAGATGCAGATGGAAATACATTTCTAGAAGTTATTGATTTAATTAAACCAGAAAAAATGAAAGGTATTAGTGAAGGAAGAAAATCAGGAGATTATTCTTTACACGATTGGTTTGCAAAATCAAGTGGAACAAATCCAAAAACAGGAAAAAAAGTAAAAGGATGGACTCAAATTGGTGGAAAGTTTGCTGGTGCTCCTTGTGCTCGCCAACCAGGACAAACCACTAAACCAAAGTGTGGTAGTTCAAAAATGTCTGCCGAAATGTCTCCCGAAGAGGAAGAAAGAGCAGCAAGAAGAAAAAGAAGAGAAGACCCAAATCCAGATAGATCAGGAAAAGCAATAAATGTTGCAACAGAAGAGTATGTAGAAGAAGATGCATGTAAAACAAAAGTCAAATCAAGGTATAAAGTTTGGCCAAGTGCATATGCATCAGGGGCATTGGTAAAGTGTCGTAAAGTTGGTGCAGCAAACTGGGGAAACAAAACAGAAAAAAATAATGTCGATGAAAGTTATTTAAGAATACAAACTCGCGGAACAACTTATAGTATACTACTAAATTGGAGAGGAAAATATATAACATCACAGATGTTTTTCCCGCAATTTACAAGACCAACCAAAAAACAAGTTACGGATGAAGTAAGAAAAGTTTATCCAAATGCAATTGTATTGTCATTTAATCCTTCCACAAAGGATCCAACAAAACCATTATTATTCACAGGAGAACCGAATGGAACCAAAAACTATTGAACTTGAAAATTTAAGTAAGATATTTGAATATGAAAAAATCTCAAGAGAACTGGATGCTTGTACAAATATTGAGTTGCTAAAAAATATTTGTAAGTGTTATGTGAAGTTATATTTTAAACAACAAGAAACATTAATAGAGATTGGTTTAGATCAGTTTAAGGTGGAATAAATAATGAGTAACGATCAATATTTGGGTAATCCTCTATTAAAGAAGGCAAATACGCCGATAGAATTTACCAAAGACCAAATTGAACAATTCATAAAGTGTAAAAAAGATCCTGTATATTTTGCAAAAAATTATATAAAAATTGTTTCTCTTGATCATGGTCTTGTGTCATTTAAGATGTACAAGTTTCAAGAAAAACTCATCAAAAATTTCCATGATAATAGATTTAACGTCTGCAAGATGCCCAGACAATCTGGCAAATCTACCACTGTCGTTGCTTATTTACTTCATTACGCAATATTTAATGATAACGTCAATATTGCGATTCTTGCTAATAAAGCGTCTACTGCTAGAGACCTTCTTGGACGACTTCAGTTAGCATATGAAAATCTTCCAAAATGGATGCAGCAAGGCGTTCTTATATGGAATAAGGGATCATTAGAGTTAGAGAATGGATCAAAAATTCTTGCGGCTTCTACTTCTGCCTCTGCTGTCCGTGGTGGTTCTTATAATATTATCTTTCTGGACGAATTTGCGTTTGTTCCTAATCATATTGCTGACGAGTTTTTTAGCTCTGTTTATCCTACTATTTCTTCTGGTCAATCAACTAAATTGATTATTGTTTCTACCCCTCACGGGATGAATCATTTTTATAAAATTTGGCATGATGCCGAAAGAAGAAAAAATCAATATATTCCTACAGAAGTTCATTGGTCTGAAGTTCCAGGAAGAGATGAAAATTGGAAAAAACAAACAATTGAAAATACAAGCGAGCAACAATTTGCTGTAGAATTTTTATGTGAATTTTTGGGTTCTATTGGAACTTTGATTAATCCATCAAAAATAAAAACTTTGGTTTATGATGAACCATTAGAAAAAAGTGGTGGTTTAGATGTTTATGAAGAACCAAAAGAGGATCATACTTATATCATGACTGTTGACGTATCTAGAGGACTGAATAATGATTATTCTGCATTTGTTGTTTTTGATATATCTACTTTTCCGTATAAGATAGTAGCAAAATATCGTAATAATGAAATTAAACCAATGCTATTTCCAAATATTATTATAGATGTAGCAAAAGCATACAATAAATCATTTGTACTAGCAGAAGTAAATGACATTGGAGAACAAGTTACAAGTATTCTTCATTTTGATTTAGAATATGATAATATTTTAATGTGTGCGATGAGAGGAAGAGCAGGACAACTTGTTGGACAAGGATTTTCTGGAAAGAAAACTCAACTTGGTGTAAAAATGTCTAAAACAGTAAAAAGAGTTGGATGCTCAAATTTAAAAACAATCATAGAAGACGATAAACTAATCTTTAGTGATTATGAAATCATTAGTGAACTAACCACATTTATTCAAAAAAATCAATCATTTGAAGCAGAGGAGGGTTGTAATGATGATTTGGTAATGTGTTTAGTTATTTTTGCTTGGTTAGTTGTTCAGGATTATTTTAAGGAAATGACCGATAATGATGTTCGTAAAAGAATATATGAAGATCAAAAAGAACAAATAGAACAAGATATGTCTCCGTTTGGTTTTATTACTGATGGGATTGATGAAGAGACAACCTTTGTAGACAATGATGGAGATAGATGGTATACAGACGAGTATGGAGATGTTTCTTACATGTGGGAGTATAGATAAAGTTAGTAAATTATAAATACTTCTAGACAAAATGAAACTTCTTTAGAGGGAAAGACATGTCGCTAAATTTAGTATCTCCGGGCGTTAGGGTAAGAGAAGTTGATTTAACTATTGGAAGAGTTGATGCCATTAATGATCAAGTTGGAGCAATAGTTGGACCATTTTCTCAAGGTCCAGTAGATTATCCAATTTTAGTAGAAACAGAACAAGATTTATTGAAATATTTTGGAAAACCATTATCTACTGATTCTCAATATGAATATTGGATGAGTGCTTCATCTTATCTTTCGTATGGTGGTATTTTGAGAGTCGTAAGAACAGATGGAACAACATTAAATAATGCTAATGCTGGGGTTTCTGCAGATTCTGTTACTCTCAAAGTTAAATCATACGAAGACTATACAAATAGTTACACTACACCATCTACTTGGTATTATAGTGCAAAGAATCCAGGTTCTTGGGCAAATAACTTAAAGGTATGTGTAATTGATGCTGCTGCAGATCAAAGGATTGCTATTGGTACTTTTGGGTTATCTGTTGGTTTCGGTGTTACTGTTGGAGTCAATACCTCAGTTGCTGGTGTTGGAACTGCTTCCGTAGTTACTGGGAATCTGAGAGGTATTATTACAAAGATTGGCGATCAATATATTGATGTAAAAGTAACTGATCGATATGATAACTCACTTGGAATTGCAAGTGCCGTATCATATAGTCAAAATAGTATAAATTCTTTCCCATCACAAACTGGATCTTATTATATTAAGAATACTTCTGGAGTTACTACTTCAATTGAAGCAAATAGATTTTATGGTTCTGTGAGTACTGGTTCTACAGTAATCAATCCAATTTCTCTCACTCAAAATCTTCCCACTTCTGGTGTTTCTGTTGGTTATAAAATTCAAACCATCACTGCAGGTATTGTAAATCAAAGTACAATTACTGGAATTGGAACAACAAGTATAAATGGTGCTACACAAAATACTATTTTGATTAATTCTGGTGCATCTGGTGTTGGAACAAATGTTCAGTTTGTTTCTTCAGTTGCCGCTGGAAGTGCATTTGATTTTGCTACTAGTGGATCTTCAGCAATTACGGTTTCAGATTGGTACAATTTACAAACTTTAGGATTGACCAATACTACAATTTATTGGAAATCAATTGCAGAAAAACCAAGTACATCACAGTATGCTTCAGAAAGAAGTTCAAAAAATGATGAAGTTCACATAGTAGTTGTTGATGATACTGGACTAGTAACAGGAACTGCTGGAAATATTGTTGAAAAATATATATATCTCTCTAAAGCACTTGATGGAAAAATATCTCCATCAGAGTCTGTATATTATAAGAATATTATTGCAGACACCTCAAATTATATTTTTGCTGGGTTTGCTCCTACTGGATCTGCAACTGGATTTATTTCTCCTTCTTCATATACAAATTCCTCAACAGGAAATTGGGGAGCAAATGCTCAAGGAGTAACATTCTCTGGATCTGGAAATGTGACTTACAATTTAGTTGGTGGGGTTGATTATAGTACCCCTGGAGGAATGGCTCCAACATTATCAAATATTATTTCTTCTTATGAAATTTTCAGAAATCCTGCAGAATATTCTGTTAATTTCTTAATCAGTGGACCATCTGGTGGATCTTCAATTTATGAATCCCAAGCAAAGGCTAATTTGTTAATTTCAATTGCTGAAGAAAGAAAAGATTGTATTGCTGTAATTTCTCCTCACAAATCAGGGGTTTTGAATATTACAAGTACTGACACTCAAACTACAAATATTATTAATTTCTTTGATCCTATAACCTCAAGTTCTTATGCAGTATTTGACAGTGGTTATAAGTACATGTTTGATCGTTTCAACAACACGTTCAGATATATTCCTTGCAATGCGGATGTTGCCGGATTAATGGCTAGAACATCAATCAATCAATATTCGTGGTTCTCTCCTGCAGGTTCTTCTAGAGGAACAATTAATGGTGCAGTGAAACTTGCTTACAATCCATCACAAGGTCAAAGAGATCTTCTTTATCCTAAGAGAATTAATCCTATTATATTTTCTCCTGGTGCTGGAATTATTCTTTTTGGTGACAAAACCGCATTATCTTATGCTTCTGCATTTGATAGAATCAATGTTCGTCGTCTATTCCTTACCATCGAATCAACAATTGAAAGAGCAGCAAGAGCACAACTTTTCGAGTTTAATGATATAATTACAAGATCCAATTTTGTAAATATTGTTGAACCATATCTTCGTGATGTAAAATCAAAAAGAGGTATTAGTGACTTTGTAGTTATTTGTGATAATACAAATAATACTCCAGATATAATTGATTCGAATCAGTTTAAAGCTGATATTTTCGTAAAACCATCTAGATCTATCAACTTTATTGGACTTACTTTTGTTGCTACTCGCACAGGAGTAAGCTTTGAGGAAGTTGTAGGAAACGTTTAAATCTAATAGAGGAACTCTTAAATGGCTAATATCAACAATCCAAATACAGCTGATAGAACTCTTGAATCTTTCAAGACCAGAATGACTGGGGGCGGAACAAGACCCAATTTATTTGAATGTGAACTTAATTTTCCTGCCGATTCGCTTCCAACAGGATCTACACCAGATACACTTTCTGATAAAACTAGATTTTTAGTAAAAGCAGCAAATCTTCCAGCATCAAATTTAGGCATTATTGATGTTCCCTTTAGAGGAAGAAATCTTAAAATTGCTGGAGATCGTACTTTTGATCCTTGGACAATTACTGTAATTAATGATACTGGATTCGAAATAAGAAATGCTTTTGAAAGATGGATGAATCTTATCAACAAACATCAAGATAATGCTGGATTAACTAATCCATTTGATTACCAAAAAGATGTTTATGTTAAACAATTTGGTAAAGCATCAACATCTGGTGCTAGCGCAACATCTGCTCTGACAATTCCTACACTAAAGCAGTATAAATTCTATGGAGTATTCCCAACTTCTGTAAGTGCGATTGATCTTTCTTATGATTCTGCAGATACAATCGAAGAGTTTACAGTAGATCTTCAGGTTCAATGGTGGGATGCTCTTGATGGTGATGGGGTAACTCAACTTGGAACAACCACATAAATAGTAGAAACTGATTTAATTATTAATGGCTAAGTTATTTGGATTTAAAATACAGGATACTGGAGTAGATAAGTCGAAAAAACTTGTCTCTCCAGTACCTTCAAATGAGGAAGATAAATCAGACTTTTATATTCAGAGTGGTTTTTATGGCCAATATGTAGATATTGAGGGTGTATATAAGAGCGAACAAGATCTTGTAAGAAGATATCGTGAAATGGCACTACACCCAGAGTGTGATAGTGCTATTGAGGATGTTGTAAATGAAGCAATCGTATCAGATTTGAATGATTCTCCAGTAGAGATTGAACTTTCAAATCTTCCAGCATCAGATAAATTAAAACAAATCATTCGTGATGAATTTAAGTCCATTAAAGAAATTATGGACTTTGATAGAAAATCACACGAAATTTTTAGAAACTGGTATGTAGATGGAAGGATTTTTTATCACAAGGTAATTGACCTAAAAAATCCTTCTGCTGGTATTCAAGAAATAAGGTATATCGATCCACTCAAAATTCGTTTTATTCGTAAGGCAGAACAAACTGGACCAAATGCTAATTTTCCAACTCCTTTAGGTGGAAGTAAAAATCCAATTGATATTTACCAAGCACCAAAAATTGAAGAATATTATCTTTATGATCCAAATGCTTCAATGGGAACAGGTGGTTCTATATCTTTTCGAAATGATTCAAAAAGTGTAAAAATAACAAAAGATGCTATTACTTTTGTAACGTCAGGTCTTGTGGATAGAAATAAACAAACTATTCTTTCCTATCTTCACAAAGCAATCAAAGCACTCAATCAATTAAGAATGATTGAAGATAGTCTTGTGATTTATAGACTATCAAGAGCACCAGAACGTAGAATTTTCTATATTGATGTTGGCAATCTTCCAAAGATTAAGGCAGAACAATATCTTCGTGATGTAATGAATCGTTATCGCAATAAGTTGGTTTATAATGCTGATACTGGAGAAATCAAAGATGATCGCAAGTATATGGCGATGCTTGAGGATTTTTGGTTACCAAGAAGAGAAGGTGGCAGAGGAACTGAAATCACAACTCTTCCTGGTGGTCAAAATCTTGGAGAACTTGCTGATATTGAGTACTTCCAAAAGAAACTTTATAAATCACTAAATGTGCCATCAAGTCGAATTGATATTGGTGGTGGTGGATTTAATCTTGGACGTTCTTCTGAAATTTTAAGAGATGAACTTAAGTTTACTAAATTTGTAGGAAGACTTAGAAAAAGATTTTCTGAAGTTTTTAACGATATGTTAAAAACTCAACTTATTCTTAAAAATATTGTAACTCCAGAAGATTGGGAAGTTTTGAGAGAACATATTCAATATGATTATGTTTATGATAATCATTTTTCAGATTTAAAAAATAATGAACTGTTAAATGACCAACTTGGTGTTGTTGCTGCAATGGAACCTTATATTGGTAGATATTTCTCTGCCGAGTATATAAGAAATAAAGTATTGAAACAATCTGATACAGAAATAATAGAAATAGACAAACAAATCAAAAAAGAAATCGAAGCAGGTATTATTCCAGATCCAAGTCAACTTCAAGTTGATCCAAATACCGGAATGCCTATGCAAAGTACCTCTGGTGGAATGAATTTAGGACAACCAATGATGGAACCAGATTTAGAAAAACAAGGAAAAGCAACAGAAGTACAAATGCCGAAAGGCGGAGAGATATAAATAGTTTTTAGTTATTATACATT